GATATTTGAAAGATTTGAAAGAAGCATGATAGGCTGTGCTATAGTGGAGATTAGACCCAACGATGTTTATTTTGTACAAACTTGCAGAACAGGCGGTAACGGTGGTAATTGAGGTAAAGTTATGATTTTATTGAATAAACAGTCTACCAGAGGTCTACCACGTTGTTTTTTCAGTGGTAGAGTATATCAATTTTTGGCAGTTTTACGTTCTAACCCGTGCGAGAGGGGTAGTTGTGTCAAATTTCTGACACTAGGGGGTCAAATCTCTACTATATAGGAGAATAGAATGATTAGAAAGAAGCAGACAATAACAGAAGCACACGAAGTACCAGCAAATGGCAGACCTACTGAAGTTAAGGTTGGCTATAGAACTATAAAAATTAAGTATGTAAACCCTAGTTTTGTATTGGATGATATGACAGACAGCTACGGTGAGTACCGGGCCAGAGAAGGTGTTATATACATTCAGGATGCTTTGGTCCCTCAAGAACGTTGCAACACCACATGGCATGAAATACTACATGCTGTAGTGTATATATCTAGTCTTAATCAGGCAAATGGTCCTTTAAAAGAGGATGATGCAGAAGAATTAGTGGTAAACACTATCAGTAATTTTATGATGGGTGTGTATAGAGACAATCCCTGGTTGTTAGACATGCTTAAAAAACATTTAAATGAAATCGATAACTGAAGATATACTTGATTGGTCCAAAAACTATATAGAACAGCCAAATGAGGCTTTGGGCAACGTTCCTGTATGCCCATATGCAAAAAAAGCTAGAGAAACCAAAGCACTAAAGATCCTGGAAGTAACAGATCATAAGAAACTTATAGATAGTATTGTAGAAGGCACAGAACTTATTAAAGATCCCGACACAGACATAGTAATTGTAGGTTGCAGCGACATAGAAATCACAGTTGATGAGCTGAATGCTACAATACATGCCTACAATGTAATATTTGTGCCTCAGGATATATACCTGATGGCATCTCATCCCTACGACGATGAGGAAGATGAGCCCGTAGAATTTTTAGATACAGGTGACTGGGAGCCAGCCAATGAGTTCTTGATGGTGCTAATACAAAATTTTGATAAATTAGAAAAGGCTAGTGACATGATGAATAAAAAAGGATATTATTCGGCATGGCCTCGTGACTATTACGAGGGCACAGTTTTAAAACGACAATCTTATAGGAGATATAGACATGGCTGATTTAAAAAAAGTTGATAAAAAGAAAAATCCAGGGTTAGCAAAACTTCCAAAAGGAGTTCGTAACAAAATGGGTTTTATGAAACGTGGTGGTAAAGTTAAAAAGAAACGTGCTAAAGCTATGGGCGGTGGCATGATGAAAAAACGTGCTAAAGCTACGGGCGGTGGTATGATGAAAAAACGTGCTAAAGCTATGGGCGGTGGCATGATGAAAAAACGTGCTAAAGCTATGGGCGGCGGCAGGATGAAAAAAAGAATGAAACGCGGTGGCAAGGCTAAGTAATGGCAGGCCCAGGTTTATACGCAAACATTGCAGCAAAAAGACGTAGAATTAAAGCTGGTTCTGGTGAGAAGATGCGAAAAAAAGGATCTAAAGGTGCACCAACAGCAGCAAATTTTAAAAGAGCGGCAAAAACAGCGAGGAGTAGGTAGTGACTAAACTTTGTCCAAGAGGAAAAGCAGCAGCTAAAAGAAAGTTTGATGTATACCCATCAGCTTATGCAAACGCATACGCATCTAAAATCTGTGCTGGTAAAATTAAAGACCCTTCTGGAAAAAAGAGAAAAGATTTTAAAGGACCTAAACCAATGAACAAAGGTGGTTTTGTTGCAAGAGGTTGTGGAGCTATCATGTCTAACAGAAAAAAGAAAACTAGGTTTGCTTAAATGGCCAGCCGTAATGGACTAGATAAATGGTTCAAGCAGGACTGGGTAGATATTGGAGCTAAGAAAAAAGGCGGGGGTTTCAAAAAATGTGGAAGAAAGTCAGCCAAAGGCAGCAAAAGAAAATACCCTAAGTGTGTGCCTGCTGCAAAAGCAGCTAGCATGTCAGAGGGACAAAGACGTTCTGCTGTGTCAAGAAAAAGATCAAAAGCACAGGGTGTTGGTGGTAAACCTACAAATGTAGCTACGTTTGCAAAAAGAAAAAAAGCAGCTAACGGTGGGTACATGGGCAGTTTTATAGATTTATCTGTTCCTGGTGGTGGTAGGGTTGGAAATCCTAGTTACAAAAAATATTATAAGGGGATGATTTAATGGCAACAAGCAGGGGGAATATACCTAAGACCACTACTGGTAAAGGTGCAAACTACAGACCTACAAAAGCAGGTGCTGGTATGACACGTAAAGGTGTTGCAGCCTACAGACGTGCAAACCCTGGTAGTAAATTAAAAACAGCTGTAACAGGCAAAGTTAAAAAAGGTAGTAAAGCTGCAAAAAGACGTAAATCTTATTGTGCACGATCACTTGGCCAGTTAAAAAGATCATCAGCAAAAACAAGAAACGATCCTAATTCTAGAATTAGACAAGCACGTAGAAGATGGAAGTGTTAAATGTGTAAAAATTGTGGACATAGTTGTCACTGTTCTAATGGTAGTAGTTGCACTAGTTGTGGTTGTCACAACTGTGAGCATGATGATAAACTAAAAGAACAATATAGTGAGGTAGCATGAAGCTATCGGAATCCACAAGCATCAGTATGCCGGCCAAGAATCTTTTGGCCATCTTAGCAGCCGTGGCTGTCGGCACTATGAGCTTTTTCTCAATACAGGAAAGATTAAATACTTTGGAAACAAATCAACAGTTAATGGCACAAGACATGGAAGCTGCTAATGATTTTATTGACGGAGTCCCCAAGGGCACCATGGTCAGTCCACAAGTAAACGAGCTCTACATGTTGGTGGAGTGGCTCAGCAAAACACAGGAAGAACTTCGTACACACGTTAATGCGGAAATACCAGAGATTGCAAAACTAAACATGCAATTACAATTTATTGAAGAACGTATGATTGATGTAGAAACATTAATTGATAAACTTAGAGCAAACGGAACATCACATGATTGAAACATTATTTGCAGTATTATTGATAACTAATGGCTCCATAATAGAGACAGTGCCGACTGAGGGAATGGCTGATTGTTTGAAGACCAAACGCATAGCCATGCAAAACATAGGACCGGAACAAGAGGGAGTCTATATGCAGTGCGTGCAGGTTGAGGCCGAAGTAGAGATTGACATGGGGAGAAAAAGAATTGTCAAAATACTTACAGAAAATCCGGGATAAATACATTACCGTAGACAATGCAGTTGATACAGGAGTTGACGTGGCACTTGTTTTGTTCAACGTTACACCTAGTCCAATACTAATTGTGATGCGTGTAATAAGATGGTTTCTAAATGAATTTGTAATTAATCACATAAAAAGATTTATCAAATACATAATAAAACGTTTCATAAAAAACTTGTAATCACAAGTAAATTTACTTATATTTACAGCCATGGGATTACCCAAACTATTAACTGAACAGCAAAAGAAATTTGCGGAACTACTGGTATATAATGAGGGACGTAAGACACCTACTGAATGTGCTAAAGAAGCAGGCTATGCAGAAGGCTCGTGCCATGTACGGGCATCTGAACTTCGTAATCCCAATAAGTTTCCGCTCGTTGTCAAATACATTGGTGAGCTCAGATCAGAGGTACAGAAAAAGTACGAGGTTAGCTTTGAACGTCACATCACAGAACTCGGTCGTATACGCCAAGAAGCTCTTGCAAAGGGAGCTTTCTCGGCAGCTACAAATGCGGAGGTTGCGCGAGGCAAAGCAGCAGGACTATACATCGAACAGAAAATAATCAGAACAGGTAAACTAGAAGACATGTCTATCGAAGACTTGGAAGCTAAGATGAAAAAGATATACGAAGAGAATGAAGTATTGATAAAAGGAGACTACACGCTCGTCGATGAAAAAAGCTAAATCATATCAAGAACACACTGCAGGTCCAAAGAAGCGGACATCAATAGGGAATAGCATACGCTCACGTCCCAAGAATAAACATAAACGTAGAAGCCACAAAAAATACAGAGGGCAAGGAAAGAAAAGATGAAAAAAATAGACTTATCTAACCCAACAGAGAAACAATTAAAAACAGGCTATCTTAATTATAATACTAAAATGGTTGTGCAAATACTGCAGAATTTCTGTAAGAGCCACGAAGGTGCAAACGCTGGTGTTATGTTGGTGCTGCCTGATGGTAGAAACCCTATGCAAAAAGAATTTAATATTAAAGAAATTAAGTTGCTTGAAAACAAATTAATTAATGCTGCAGAGAAGTATCGTTGCGTTATTCTGGTTGAATAATTACTTTGAAAGACGAGTCAAAACTCTGGCAGAAAGTTAAGAAAAATACACCCAATATTATTTGGACACGCGTTGAATCTTGGGCATCTTTTGGCTTTCCTGATCTAGTTGGATACACTGAAAAGCGTGGCTTTTTTACAATGGAGCTGAAAGTAACAAAAAGTAAAAAAGTATCATTCTCACCACACCAAATTGCATTCCATATCAAGCATCCTACGAACACGTTCATCTTAGTCCAGCCCCACGGTCAGAGCTGCCCGATACTTTATCCAGGGGCCGCGATCCAGGAGCTTGCTGCTTGTGGCTTGTCGCTTGAAGCTTGGCGCTTGCCGCTTGAAGCTTGGTCAGGGCTTGAGGCTTGCTTGCTGCTTGACGCTTGAAGCTTGTTGCTTGCTGCTTGTCGCTATTGTTTGACATCTTTTAGTTTTACCTTTGTAATACCCAGCGCGCGCAGCTGGCTCTTGCTCAGCGTGCGGCCTTTGTTTATATTCAAGAAGCTTTCAGGGCGCATTAGGTGCCCGTCCGCGGACCGGTATAGGAATGTGTATCTAGTGTTTACCATCTATCTCTTCGCGGATCAGGTCCGCTA